TGGCGGTCTCTGGGGTCAAGCAGCACAGGATACTACTTTCAATGGAATCGGTAACGTAACTTACACCCTTAAAGGTGGTGAGGACTATGCTGCTGGTATTCCTTCATTTGGAGGATATGTAAATGGTGGTATGACTGCTACGTTGGGTAACCTTAACACTGCATATGATAAGGTATCCAATAGAGACGAGCAAGCAGTTGATTTCTTAATCATGGGTCCTGGATTATCGTCCAAGGCAGAATCTCAAGCAAAAGCAAATAAATTGCTTTCCATTGCAGAAGCAAGAAAAGATTGCATGGCTTGTATTGGACCACATAGAGCAGATCTTGTTGGTCTCACTGATGCAACTACACAAACTACCAATCTGATCAACTACTTTAGTCCACTGCAATCTACTTCTTATGGAGTATTTGATTCTGGATATGCATATAAGTATGATAGATTTAATAATGAGTTCCGCTATGTTCCAACTAACGGAGACATTGCTGGATTGATGGTAAGAACTAACATCAATTCTTATCCATGGTTCTCACCTGCAGGTCAACAGAGAGGTATCCTCAACAACGTTGTTAAGTTGGCATACAACCCCAACAAAGCACAGAGAGATCAACTCTATCCATTGAGAATCAACTCTCTTATTACAAAAGCAGGATCTGGAACGCTCCTCTTCGGAGATAAGACTGCACTTACGCACTCTTCCGCCTTTGATAGAATCAACGTTCGCCGCTTGTTCCTCACTATTGAGCAAGCACTTGAAAGTGCAGCAGAAGCACAACTCTTTGAACTCAATGATGAGTTGACGAGAGCAAACTTTAGAAACATTGTCGAACCATACTTGAGAGATGTTGAGGCAAAACGAGGCATCTACGGATTCCTGGTTGTCTGTGACACGTCAAACAACACTCCCGATGTTATTGATAATAATGAGTTCAGAGCAGACATCTTCTTGAAGCCTGCCAAGTCGATCAACTACATTACTCTTACCTTTGTTGCTACCAGAACTGGCGTCAGTTTTGAAGAAGTAGCAGGTAGAGTTTGATAATAATATCTAAATAACAACAGGAGGATTAAACAATGGCAACTTCAAGAGAGAACAAAACTATTTCTCAATTTAAATCGGCACTGATTGGGGGTGGCGCTCGCCCCAATCTATTTGAAGTAGAGATGCCGACGTTACCAGGCGGTATTGCTTGGAACGCAGATAACTTTAGATTTATGTGTAAAGCAGCAGCTCTTCCTGCTCAAAACATTGCTAACATCGATGTTCCTTTTAGGGGAAGAACTTTCAAGGTTGCTGGAGACAGAACCATTGATACCTGGACTGTAACCGTCATCAACGATGAAGGATTTGCACTCCGTAATGCATTTGAAGAGTGGTCTGATCTTATTGCTAGATTAGATAACAACGTTGGCGCAACTGATCCATCTGCCTATATGGTTAATGCTAAGGTATTCCAACTTGGTAGAGGTGCTACTGTAGCAAGTCAAACCAATGATGGCGACAGAAATGCTGTTCTGAAAGAGTATGAATTTGTAGATATTTTCCCAACTAATATCTCACAGATCGATCTTTCTTATGATAGCAGTGATACTCTTGAGGAATTTACTGTAGAATTCCAAGTTCAAACCTTCAGATCCATTAATTCTGGTGGTCCAAACGGTTGATAAATAGTAGAAAGGTAATCCAGAAATAAATTATGTCCAAGTTATTTGGGTTCTCGATAGAGGACAATGAAGAACTATCTCCTAGTGCGGTCTCCCCCATTCCTCCCAATAATGAGGATGGGGTTGATCACTATGCGAGTAGTGGATTTTTTGGATCTTACGTTGATTTAGAGGGCGTATATAAAACTGAGTTTGAACTAATCAAACGTTATCGTGAGATGGCACTTCATCCAGAAGTGGATAGTGCCATTGAAGATATTGTAAACGAAGCAATTGTATCTGACAGTAACGACAGTCCTGTAGAGATTGAACTGTCAAACTTAAATGCCAGTGATGGCATCAAGAATAAAATCCGTAAAGAATTTAAATATATTCTCGACTTACTAGATTTCGATAAGAAAGCACATGAAATCTATCGTAACTGGTATGTTGATGGGCGTATTTTCTATCATAAAATCATTGATCTAAAGAATCCTCAAGAGGGTATTCAGGAGTTGCGTTATATTGACGCAATGAAGATGCGTTATATTAGACAAGAGAAAAAGAAACCGGGCGATAGAGCAAATCAACTTAGACAACTTAATAATCTTCAGAAAGATAATCCAATGGATTATGATTTTCCTGAACTAGAAGAGTATTTCATCTATAATCCAAAGACAAGATTCCCAAGTGCAAACCCAATGCAATCGGGTTCAAGTCAAGGAATCAAGATGACAAAGGATTCTGTTGTCTATTGCACCTCTGGACTTGTAGATAGAAACAAAGGAAATAATCTTTCATACCTGCATAAAGCAATTAAGTCGCTTAATCAGTTAAGAATGATTGAGGACTCTTTGGTCATCTACAGATTATCAAGGGCACCAGAACGTAGAATTTTTTACATTGACGTTGGCAATCTTCCAAAGGTTAAGGCAGAACAATATTTGCGTGATGTTATGATGCGCTATCGTAACAAACTTGTATATAATGCAGACACTGGGGAGATCCGTGATGATAAGAAATATATGGCTATGCTTGAGGACTTCTGGTTACCTAGACGAGAGGGAGGACGTGGTACTGAAATTTCTACTCTTCCAGGAGGACAGAATCTGGGAGAAATCACCGACATTGAGTATTTTAAAAAGAAGTTATACAGGTCCCTCAACGTGCCGCCGTCTCGCATGGATGGCGAAGGTGGATTTAATCTCGGCAGATCATCTGAAATCCTCAGAGACGAACTGAAGTTTACTAAGTTTGTTGGTCGTTTAAGAAAGAGATTCTCTAATATGTTTAGCGACATGTTGAAGACTCAACTAATTCTCAAAAATATTGTTACTCCTGAAGATTGGGAGAGAATGAGTGAGCACATTCAATTCGACTTCTTGTATGACAACCACTTCTCTGAATTGAAAGAAGCAGAACTCTTGAACGAGAGATTGTCACTTGCAGAAACTGCACAACCATACGTTGGCAAATATTATTCTCAAGACTATGTAAGACGTAAGATTTTACGTCAGACTGACATTGAAATTATTGAACAGGATAAACTGATTGAGGACGAAATTAAGAAAGGTATTATCCCAGATCCTGCAACAATCGATCCTGCAACTGGGTTGCCTTTTGAGCAAGAAATGGATTTGGGTGCTCCAGTTATGGAACCTGAAATTGATGGATCTGCCACAGAAGCACCTGAACTGCCCAAGGGTGGGGAAATATAAATAAAAACGATCATTAGTACTACATAACATGGATGAATTAATGGATATGATGGTGAGTGATGAGTCTCCATCTCAAATTAGCGATACGATCAAAGATTTGCTGTATTCAAAAACAGCAGAAAGAGTTGGTGCATTCCGTCCGGTTGTAGCAAACTCTTTGTTTGGTGATGACACTGAAATTGAAAACGAAATTGAAGATGATACCGAAATCGTCGATCAACTTGATGATGATGTAGAAGAGGAAGAAGAGGAATAATATAAATAACTAGCAAATGAACTATTAGTAAAAAATAATGGCACTAAGAACTATTGGAGCGGGATCTTCACTTGGATTAGCTGTTGGAGTAGCTAATACTTCTGCAGCATTTACTGTACAAAGTGATACTATTCGTGTTGTGGCACAAGGTAGTAATGTTTTTGTTAATGTTGATGCAGAACCAGTTGATGTGGCATCTGGGGGAGCCAGCAGAGCTAGTTTTCTGGTAGCTACTGGCGAACCAGAAGAGATTCGTCTTAATAAGGCATCTCAAAGAGTAGTTGGTATTACCACTGGTACAACTACAATCCTTACCTGCCCCGAGGGAACTCAAATGCCATTTGGTGTTGGAGATAGAGTTACTCTTTCTTCAGCAAATCTTGCCGATTACACTACAGCAATTAGTCATGTTGAAGTAACCTCAGTTGATACGAGTTCTGGTTTTGATGGTAACTTCCAAACTTCTATTACAGTTAGTGCAAACACTGCAGGAATTCTCACCGCATTCCACAGTGCCGATTCAACTTTAAGAAGATCCGTTAAATTATCTGCATTAGCAGCAGACGGCGCAGGAGCAGTCTATTTTCAACAAGTACAAAGAAACTAAGGAAAGACATGAAACTAATTAGAGAAGAGATTGAATCCGTAGAGTTTCTTGTCGAACAAAAGAACGGCAAGAAATCAATGTATATTGAAGGAGTTTTCCTTCAAGGCAACATTAAAAACCGTAATGGTCGTATGTATCCTATGGAAACTCTCCGTAAGGAAGTTGGTAGGTATAGCGAAAATCATATCCAAGCTGGAAGAGCACTTGGAGAACTCGGTCACCCTGATGGTCCAACCGTCAATCTTGACAGAGTTTCCCATAAAATTGTCTCTTTAAAAGAGAGTGGTTCTAACTTTATCGGTAAGGCAAAACTTCTAAACACCCCTATGGGTAAGATTGCTGCTTCTTTAGTTGAAGAAGGAGTAAGACTTGGTGTTTCTTCCCGTGGAATCGGATCTCTTAAAATGACCCGTGAAGGGGTAAACATTGTTGGTGACGATTTTATGTTAGCAACTGCTGCTGATATCGTTGCTGATCCTTCCGCACCTGATGCATTTGTTGAAGGTATTATGGAAGGAAAAGAGTGGGTATGGGATGGAGGCATTCTTCGCGAGAAGTTTGCAGAAAAAACATACAAACAGATTAACACTTTAGTTGATCAACAGAAACTTGATGAGCAGAAATTAAATCTGTTCAATGATTTTCTCAATAGTATCTGATAATTGATACATTAAATATTTTAATTTATAAATAAATATAGATTTAATAAAGGTAAATCGGAGAGTTCAAATGTCTCGTGGTAAACAATTACAAGAAATGGAAGTAAAGACACAGCAATCCAAGTCCGCTGTTAATGCTGGCGCAAAAGCAGCTGACCCAATGGATACGTCGGGTGCTGGTTCTTATGAAGATCTTGGGGGTCCTACTCCTGAGAACTACAAACCAGATGATGATTCAGCAAAACTGAAGACTCCTGGTGCAAGCCTTAAGCAAGTTAAGGATGTAGTAAATAAAGGTTCAAAACCTGCCATGGCAAAAGAAGAAGAAGAACTCTCAGCAGATGAGGTCATCGAAGAATCTCCCGAGATTGTAGATGAAGTTGTCGAAGAGGAGGTTGAAGAAACCGTAGAAGAGTATGATGTCGATGAAGATGTCAATGCTCTCCTTGGCGGTGAAGAACTCTCCGAAGAATTCAAAGAAAAGGCAAAGACCATCTTTGAAGCAGCAATCAATGCTAAGGTTGCTACTGTTAAAGAAGAATTAGAAGCAAAGTATGCTGCTGCACTTGATGAGCAAGTTGCAGAAGCAAAAGAATCACTCGCTGAGCGTGTTGATTCTTATCTGGAGTATGTTGCTGATGAGTGGTTTGCTGAAAACGCACTTGTCATCGAACATGGTCTCAAGACTGAAATGACCGAATCTTTCCTTGAAGGAATGAAGGGTCTATTTGAAGAACATTATGTAACAATCCCTGAAGACAAATATGATGTACTTGAGAGCATGGTAGAAAAACTTGATGAAATGGAAGATAAACTCAACGAGCAGATTGAGAAGAACATCACTTTGAACGGTCGCCTCTCCGAAGCAACCGCTGATGGTATTCTTGATAAGGTCTCTGAAGGTCTTGCTACGACCCAGAAGGAGAAACTCGCATCACTTTCCGAAAGTGTTGAGTTTGAAAGTGAAGAGCAATATCGTGAAAAGTTGGAGATGTTGAAGGAGTCATACTTCGCAACACAGAAAACTCCATCTTCCGCCAAAGCAGAAACTCTTTCTGAAGGTGTAGATTCATCTCCTGAATTCGTTTCAGGTTCTATGGATTCATACCTCAAGACCCTGAGTTCTTTTGGTAAGTAATTGAATTTAACATTATTTCAAACGTAAACGTCACACTAAAAAGGTAAAGCAAATGTTCCAATCCGAACAGTTGCAGGAAAAGTGGGCACCTCTCCTCAATCATGAGGGTTGCGATGAGATCAAAGATCCCCATCGTAGAGCTGTTACTGCTGTCCTGCTTGAGAACCAAGAAAGATTTTTAAGAGAGCAATCCGCATTCGAGCATGGCGGAATGCTGTCTGAAACCCCAACCATGAGCACTGGCTCTGGCGCTAATGCAGGTTTCTCTGCTGACGCTACCGCTACCGGTCCTGTTGCAGGTTTCGACCCCGTTCTGATCTCCCTGATCAGACGCTCCATGCCTAACCTGGTCGCATATGACCTGGCTGGCGTACAACCAATGAACGGTCCTACTGGACTGATCTTCGCAATGCGCTCCCGCTATGGTACTAACCGTACTACTGGCGATGAGGCATTCTACAATGAGCCAGATTCGGCATTCTCCGGTCAGGATGCTCATAGAAACGAGCTCGACGGCGCTACGGCAGTTAACTCAGGTATGGGTACTACTACCCAGTCTGGAACTAACCCTGCGGTTCTGAACCCCGTCTCCACTGGTACTTCTACCTCCTATGACGTTGGTCAGGGTATGCGTACCGACGTGGCTGAAGGATTAGATGGTACTGGTCCTGACGGTGCTTTCGGTCAGATGAACTTCTCGATCGAGAAGGTCACTGTTACTGCTAAGTCCAGAGCACTGAAGGCAGAGTACAGTTTAGAACTGGCTCAAGACCTTAAGGCAATTCACGGTCTTAACGCTGAAGCAGAACTTGCTAACATCCTCTCTACTGAGATCCTCGCAGAAATCAACAGAGAAGTCATCAGAACCATCTATAAGGTTGCTGAGCAAGGTGCTGTACAAAACACCGCTACCGCTGGTGTATTCGACCTTGACATCGACTCCAACGGACGTTGGTCTGTTGAGAAGTTTAAGGGTCTCCTGTTCCAAATCGAGCGCGATGCAAACGCAATCGCACAAAGAACTCGTCGCGGAAAGGGCAACATCATCATGTGCTCTGCAGACGTTGCTTCTGCACTGACCATGGCTGGTGTGCTTGACTACACCCCTGCGCTCAACGCTAATCTCACCGTTGATGACACCGGTAACACCTTCGCTGGTGTTCTCCAAGGCAAGTATCGCGTCTACATTGACCCATACTCTGCAAACCTCAGTGCTAATAACACTGCAAACGGCAACCAGTACTACGTCTGTGGTTACAAGGGTTCTTCCCCTTATGACGCAGGTCTGTTCTACTGCCCATACGTTCCTCTGCAGATGGTTCGTGCCGTTGGTGAGAACTCCTTCCAGCCTAAGATCGGATTTAAGACCCGTTATGGTCTTGTTTCCAACCCCTTCGCTGAAGGAACCAACCAAGGCATGGGTTCACTCAACGTTAACCAGAACCGTTACTACAGACGTGTTGCGGTTAAGAACCTCATGTGATATAATTTCCTTACGTGTGAAGGAAGTGCAAGGGGGGTCTTCGGACCCCTCTTTTTTTATCTAAATAGGAATACGAATAAAATATCTAAAAGATAA